ATCGGCGTCAGGTTTTTACCCGGCCACGATACCAGCAGTTCCATGTGCCCGACCATTACATGATTCGCCTGGTAGAGCTGTCCACCGTTCGCGTGTAGATTGGCCCAGAATGAGCAATCCTCGTCAATCCGGCCTTCGCCCCAGTGCCCGTCGGTGTCCGGAACATGCCTGAACCAGGGCTTCTTCATCTTGCTCTTGAGCGAATCGACGCGGATCATGGTCAGGCCGAAGTGTCCACTGTTAATCGGGATGATCGGCTTGCGGAATTCCTCGACGCAAACCTTATCGACAATCTCGCCCGCCTTGCTCCGCAGGGTAAACAGCGCCGTCGTGCTCTCCCGCTTCATCTGGACCGGGCAGAGCGCGTCTACCTCCGGATTTGATTCCATCAGATCATACAAGGCGATAACATCTTCCTTCGTGTAAAGCGTATCGTAGTCGATGGACAAGATGTACTTCGTGCCGGAGTCCAGGCAATTCTGCATCATGGATTCCATGCACTGACCCCAGAAGACGCCGGACGCCTTCATCAGGGGAATGCCGAGCAGAGGCAAGGCCCGGAAGGTGTGCATCATGTTATCAATGAAGCCTACGCGCGGCACACTCATGATCGCCATGACACCCGGGAGGATGCGACAATCATTATTCGATGTAAGCTTGGTCGAACTCTTGACGCCTTGCAGGTTGAGCGATACCGGCAACGAGGCGCAGTCTTGATGCCCCTCGTTTTGCCATGGTTTGATATCGATCAATCCGATCTGTTCCATCACGCTACGCAATCCGTCCTCGTCGAACACGCTCTTGTGGAAGTCGTTCTCGTCCGTCTGCCCACCCATCAGGTAGCTCATGAGCGGCTCGTCGGTTGCCTTCGCCTGATATCGCTCGACGATATACCGGAAGTCCGGCACCGCTAATTTCAGGACGCCGCCCGGGCGTAACACTCGGACCCACTCATGCAGCACCGGGCCGATCTCCGCCGAGCCAAAGTGTTCCAGCACATGCGAGGCCCGGACCTCCTCGACCGAATTGCTCTGGTACTTGAGCTTCCGGATGTCGTGCCCGTTGCGAAGATCGAGATTCTCGTAACCGGGCAACTCGGCTTCTCCCGCGCCGAGATTCAGCCTTAATGTCTCCATCCTGTTCATCTCCCTATCTGGTCCTGACCCATTTCCCCCGCCGAGGGAGCCGCGCGGCCCCCCCGGCGGAAAGGGAAACAGGAAAGGAGAACCTTTAAGCAGTCACCGCGATCTTGACGTTTTTCTCCGTCATCGTCATCGGCGCGGTCTTCGCTCGCGACAGCCGGGCGATCTGGGCAATCTCGACAGTCGTAGCCGGAGTAACGCGGCAGCGCAGGTAACGCTTGCGGTTTCGACAGTCGATGTTGAGCGTGGCGTAACTCGATTCCGTCGCGTTCGTGTAGGTGCCCGTGGCCGTCTGTGACGCGACGATTAGAAAACCGTTCGTAGCGTCCGTCACCGTATTGGTCGTGCCGGTCAGGGCCACGATGGCATCGCCGCAACTCGTGTTCGAGCCTTCGTCCACGGCCAGGGCGATGACCTTGTTGGTGATCGCCGTGTGGCTCGTTCCGCCCACGAGGACATCAATCGTACAGTAGTCATAGCCCAGCCGATCAATGAGCAATGTGTTCGTGGCGTTGCTGGCAACCGAACTGGCCGTAGTCTTAAACACCTTCGTATTTTGAATCTCGATCATGTGATTTCCTCCGGAGCATGGAATCCGCGATAAACTTTCATCCATGCCCTGCTGTTAGCTGCTTACGTAGCGGACAACAAACCAATGCACGGGCCGGGCTCGGTAGCCGATCCGATATCGTGTACATTGATATCGAACCGCTCGGTGCCCCGAACCGCGATGAAGTCGTTCTCGAATGCCGACTCACCATCCACCGTAGCCACGTCAGAGAACCCGATAGTCATGGTTCGGCGGTCGCCGAACGAAGCCGCCAGCCGAAGGTCGGCCAGCAGGGCGACGATTTCCGCCGTTGTTTGAGCTCGCGGCATGGCCTGCGTGAATACCACCGGGTATCCGAGGAACTGCCGAGTGCCCGAGCCGCCGTGAATCACGTCGTTGGTATTCCCGCCAGCTGCCAACGCCAGGCGCTCCATGACCTGGAAGAAAAACTGGCGCGAACAATACCACTTGGCATTCGCGGCCGCCTGGTCGTGGAGCATACCGGACATCTGGTTGAAGTCATTCAAGACAAACAACGACCAGTCGTCATTCGTGCCCGCAGCACCCGTCTGGAAGGTCACGGTATTAGTCCCGGCCGCGACTCGCGTACGCGCGCCGATAATCCCGCCGTAAGTGGCGGCACCGGTTCCGTTGAACCCGCAGTCGTCCTCTTTCTCGGCGAACGCCCACGCGATCTCCTGAGCCAGATCGTCGCCGACATTGATGGCCGCATCCTCGTTCAGTTCGGAGGTGTAGCGGGTCAGCGCCATGATCTTGCGAGCGGTCAATCGAACCTGGTTCCACGTCTTGTCGGATAAGGTTCCCGACGCGCCCTCGCCCACGAAGTGCGCGGTCAACCCGCCCGCTCGGCGATTGATCGGGATCGTGTCTGAGATCATAACCTGTTGACGGGCCTCGCGCCGGAACACGCCATACTCATCGCGAATGTCGATGATGTAATCGGAGAAGTCTGGCGGAACCAGGAACCCGCTCGACGGGTTGTTGAACGTGGTTTGAATCTTGGTCTGCAAGGTGTTTTCATCCACCTGCGTCAAGGGAATGCCGTACTTCTCGCACCAATCGACCGACTTCGGCCGCCCCATGGCAGCCATGCACCACATGCCGAAGCGGTACGCTTTCTCGCGAGCGGACAAACCACCGGCGTGCTTATCGTCCTTGAACGAACGCGGGTTGCTTTTGTAGCAACTCGCCGGAATGACGATCTTCTTTTCCTCGACCGGTTGGCGAATCGTTTTCATGCGATTCAAAACCGGAGTCATGGCCGCTTGAACCGCCTTGGTTACGGCGTCGGCGAGATTCTTTTCTTCGTCTTCGTCGGCCGCCTTTTTCTCGTCTTCATCGTCCGGATCCTCAGCTTCCTGTTGAGGCTGCGCGGATACGAGGCTGATCTGGTCGATGCCTATCGGGTTGCCGTCCGCGTCCGTCACCTCGTTGTCGTCGATGAACAACGAGATGGCCTTCTTGCGGGCCTTCTCGCTCTTGTGCTTAGCGAGAATGGCCGGTAATACGTGATTCGTGAACTCATCCAAGGTCATTTGTCTAACCTCCAAGTAGAGACAACGGCTGCCCATGACAAGCAATGTCATGGGTTGCGATTTTTACCGTCATCCTGCTCGGCTTGGCTCCCCGGCTCGGCATGCGCCATCCGGTTAAGCGGGCCATCAGGCTCGACCGTGAAACAGATTCGCTATATGTACAACTGTCCGGTCGCGCGGGCGATGCCCTTCGCGACCAATCCTGCTACGTCCACAGCGCGCCGGGCCTTGACGATCCTTCGCTCGCCCGGCACGACGATGAATACCTTGCTCTTCCCCCTCGACCTATCCGGCGCGTGCAGGTCCAGGCCAAACAGCGACTTCACCTGCAACTCGCTGATGATGCCTTTCCCCAACGCGGTTATGAGCGCGTCCTGATTGGCCGGCAGCGGAGCCAATGAATACTCGAAAAGCTTCCACTTGGAAGTCACGCGCTTGATTCCGTCGCCGTATTTCGCCCGGTCGCCCTTGCCCGCCGGCCTGGATTCGATGGGCATGAACCCGACCGATACGCCCTTGACGATGCCCTGTTCAACTAGCGCGCGGGCAACGTCGGGAAAGAATTCGCCCTTGAAGTCGGCGGGCCTTACCGCGAACTCGGTGGACGCCTCGATTCCATGCTCGCCCCGGCTGAGCTTGCCGATGCTCTTGGCTATCGGCTTATCGTAATCGTGGTTCCAGAATACAACCGGGTTCTTCTCGAACTCGCGCGAGTCCATGCCTTGAGGCACAAGCACCTCGCCGTCCCGGTCGATGGAATCGGTGGAGATCGTCGCCCGGAAGACGCCGCCGGACGCCGCCTTGAAATTCGCATCGAGATTCTTGCGCAGGATTTCCATCGCTATACCCTCGCTTCCACGACGATCAGCTTCGCGCCAGCGGTGCAAACGAATGACGCCGTGCTCGCCTGATTAGTGTTTAACATTAGCGGCGCATCATAATGCAATAAAGGATGCGTGGCGGTGGCTGGACCTAGAAACGCAAAACGTACCTGATCCGTAGGTGTGGCGAGTTGCACATATACGGCGTTAGCGTTGGCGTTCAGGGCCGAGCCTTTCATCCCTTCTATCGAAAAACTGCCCGATGTTGGAGGCGTCAAGGACAAATACGCCACCATTTTATTCAGCCCATGGGCTTCCTTGCGGTTCATAGGTAGTTTCATACCTTGACCTCCAGCACGGTCAGTATCTGGCTCGCGTCCGTCGCATAGAACTTGGCAACGGACGCCTGGCTCGTGCTCAACATGATCGGCACGGCGTTATTGACTTTCGGAGAATTGGTCGTCGCGTTGCCGTCGATGTTGAAATGTACCTCATGCGTCGCGGCGTTCAGTTGCACCAGCACGGCGTTTGCGTTGGCGTTCAAGGCCGAGCCTTTCGCCGTCGCCACTGTTACGCCGTTCGCCGTAGTCGGTAACGTCACCTGATAGTACGCGTAAATCGTGTTCAGCCCAGCGCATTCCTTGCGATTTATTGGCATGGAAGTATCAATCGCCATCACGTCACCCCATATTGTCG